CGGAATTGCTTTGTGCCTCCTTTAACATCACCACCTAATACACGTACACCTGCTGCCAAAGCTCGTTCGGCTGGTAGATATAAGGTAGTTGCCCCGTTACCTACGGTGTTAACCACGTGTGTCTTAAAGCCGGTCAAGATGTTAGCGATGAATAACTCGTCGAGTGCCTTGAACACGTCCTTAGTCTTAGTGTTAAGCGTATGGACTGCACGGGCAACGAAGCTGTTACGTACCTTATCGTTAGGTAGGTTACGCAGTAGCTTGTCGAAGTGTGCTTCCACTTGCTGTGGTGGTACATCAAAGTTCTGGAACAGTTTGTTAACCTGAACAGCACGACCAGCAGTGGTAGAACCACCACGGAAAGCCATAACACTTTCGATGTAGTCGTTACGTACTTCTCTGTAGCTGTTCTGATGAGTCAGGAAGTTAGTCTGTAAGTCCTGCTTCATTGTAACTACTTCCTCAGGGGAGAGGTCAGTACGTGCATCTAACTGGTCGAAGTGTGACTTAAGATCAGTCTCTGCATTCTTTAAACCCTTATGGGCTGTTGCGAGGTTGCGAGTAGTCATCTGCAATACACGACCAGCAGCAGTGACATAGATGTCAAAGTCTTTAGTCGATAGAGATGCTTTAAGGTTCTCAATACCTCTTAGTACACTTGGGCTATCTACAAACGCTTTTGCGATTACATCATCTGCTTGTTGTACTAATTCTTTATTTGTTTTTGTTACGCCATAGCCGTACAATTCTGAACCACGCTCAACAACAGTGTTGGGTGTAGCTTCGATTGCTTCGCCACGTGCGTCTGCTTTAATCCCTGCAACTGTCTCAGGGGTCAACACATCTGCTTTAGCGTCTACAGCGTTATAGGTTGTGCGTAGTTTAGCTTCAGCATCTACAGCTTGGGCCATCTTTGCATCTAACTCTGAGATAGCTACGTCCACATCTGGAGCTTGGGAATCTACCCACTGCTCTACTGCTTTCATATCATCAGGGTCAGCTTCGAGACCTTTACTATAGTTACGGTAAGCTCTTACGCCAGAGTATATAGCGAGACCTGCTGCCTCAAAACCTAATGCTTCTATGCTCATCTTCAAACGAGCTTCAGCTTCAGAGTCTTCTGGATCAGCAGATAGATATTCGGTTACAGGGTTTTGTAAGCTGGGGTATTCTTCAACAAGATTTGATAGGCGATCTTCATGTGGGTTGAACGCTAAGTTCTCTGCCACGATACCTTGTCCTGCCAAAGCTGCGGTACTATTGCCAGCAAAGCCAGCACCACGGGTCATTAACATGCCCGTTGCAAATTGAGAGATACCTGAAGTCAGGTCTCCGGTCATCGTTTCTGTGTTTAGTAATTCGACAGCATCGTCTTCAAATTCAGGACTTGCAGAGTCAATCTTATCTGCGGTCCATTGGACGCCATTCTCACCGATATGAATGTAACCAAGGTTAGCTACGTTCTCATTAAACCAATCACCCATTGCGTTATAACGGCCACCTGTAACTCGGTTAATTAAGTTACTCGTATTCGCTATAGCTTTAGTAGCACCTTCAGCAATACCCTCAGGTATCTCTGAAACGTGGTCCATGAAACCATAGCCTTCTTCCTCCTGTTCAGGGACTGCTTCAGTAGCAACCTGCGGAGCTTCGGGCTGTGCCTCAACAGGGGCAGCACTAGGTACTACTTCCTCTTGAGGTACGGTTTCTGATTGTAAAGCTGCTTCAATGCGCTTTTGTAATTCATCGGGAGAGGGACTGTCAGACTCATCGATGACAACTCGTTGCCCTCCGATTGTATATTCAGCCACTATATTTCTCCGTTATTTCATTGTACTGCGCTCGTAGACGACGTTGCCATTGATCACCATTGGCTTACCGTCTTGACCCAGTTTAGGTTTGATTGTGTTGGAAGTATTCTCAAAGAGAGTTTGGTCGGACTGATCCAACGCAGTGTTAACTTCTCCCATAATACCATTCATAATTTGCAGTTTACGTGCAGCAGAATATGTATCCCAAGTTCTATTACCGGCTTCATCTACTTCGTCGAAGACTTCATAGAAACTAGATTGGAAGTAATATAATCTGTTTGTATTATCGCCAGTATACTTGTCTGTATTTGCTTTAAACTCACGCTCAAAGTAGTCCTTATAGATAGGGTCTTTGGTAGCGTCTACGTTGATACCTTTCTCAGCGGCGGCTCTTGAGGACGAAGCCCAAGACATCAAACGATTCATAGAACCTGTGTCGGTGATACGTCCTGTCTTTGTTAGATCAATAACACGTTGAACCCTTTCTGCTGGGTTTAGTGCTTCTAACTGTTGGCGTATATCGGCTTCAGCAGCAGGGTGCATAGGTTCAGTAAAGCGTTTGGCTTGAAACTCTTGAGAAGCTTTAAGCAATTCTCCAATCCCTTCCGGGTAGAACTCTGCCATATCTGCTTTCTGCTGTGGGTCTAATGAATCATAAATAGCATCTACGTTGTAGTTGTTGTTCATAAACTCAGACCAGAAGATACCATCGACATTATCTTTGGTACGGGACTCGTTTATAGTTCTGTAGCTTTCTTCACGCTGCTCTGCTGCGATACGTTCTTTAGCAAACGTAACCCTAGCTTCTGCAATCTGTTCACGGGCATAGGCTGTTCCTCCAAGAGGACCTGTGCCACCTGACAGAGTACCTAAGGTACGCTCAAGACCTACAATATCAAAGTCGTTGGCTGCGTGATAAGAGATTACTGCGTCTACTGTACTAGCATTAAGCTTGGTATATGTATATTCAGGGCCACCTGAAGCAGCGAGATCACCTTGCTTGATATTAAAGCTATCTCTAAGTGCGATCTGTCCTTCAGGAGTAGTTAGGTCAGCTTGATCTAGGCTGTTAAATACCCAGTTATCGTAAGCGGCTGACTGTGCGGCAGCAAAGTTTTTCTTAACATTGCTTAAGTGTGAGTTCAGAAGGTTATTACGGGCTTGGCCAGCAACACGAGAGAACGTCCCATATGCTCCATCACCGCCCAACACATCTTGGTTGTTGTCTACGTAATTAGAGTAGTATTGCTGATACCACTCATCAAAGCCAGAGGCGTCAGTAGCACCGGCAATAGTATCACGAGAGTACGCTTCACTTGCTTCCTGAATAAATTCATAGCCTTGTGTCTCTCCACGAGTTTCATTGAAGGCGAAGCGAAATACAGGGCTTTCCTCTGGTCCTATCTTGCCTGACTTAACAAGCTCATCATAGGCAGCAGTCTCACGCTCTGCTATTTCTCTTGCATTCGCCTTATCTTCTTCTTTCTGTTGTTCATTTTTAGCTTGCATCAACTTACTGAACTTGGGTTCAAGTCGCTGAACAAACCTTGATAGTTCTGCTAGGCTTCCTTCTTGTACAGGAGCCGGACGTTCATAGGTATCGACAGGGCGCACAACAACTTCTTGTTGAGTTTGTGGTCGCAACCTTTCGACAAGTACACGCTTTGCCATTTTAATTTCCTATGTTTTTAGGGATTTCATATATTTGTGACTAGCCCCGGCCATGCCTATCTCGGCTACTAAGCCAAGAACGCTCGGCCCTTTAACAGGCTGGTATTGATTGATTTGAGACTGGGCTTCTGCCTCGATGCCTCGACGGTCATACATACCTTGAACACCAAGGTTATCTATATCCGCACTAAGGTTTGTATTACTGGTTAATCTGTCACGTTCGTATTTTGTCATTACGGCATCAACTACACGTCCACCTACACCAGCTTCACCTGCCGACAGTGCAGCACGAGAAGTAAGCTCCATAGCTTCGATGTTTCTATCCATCTTCTCTTGGGCTTTTTGTCCTTGTAACTGTTCTGTTTGTAGGGCTGATTGACGATTTTTATCATCACGTGCTTGTGTAATCTGTAACCGGGCAGCAGCGTTGCGCTTGTTAGTCATCTTCGCTTGCTGCGATGCGTCTGCGAACTGGACGACAGAAGAACCAATTGAAGCTATTGTCATAGCGGTAACTGGATCACACATCGTTTATCCTTACAAATTCATAAAAGGGTTTCTGACCAACACCAAAGTGGTCAATGATTTGAGTGAAGTTGAAGCCCAAACTTTTTAACCATTTGATGGCTACGAAATTCTCTTTCGCCACATAGTTAAATAGGACATCATACTTCTTGTTTACTTTTATCACCCACTCCCTGCTTTGCGGTATAAACTCTCTCCTTACTTCCGGTAGCCGGTCAGAGCAGAGTAGCCACGGAACACCGAGGGTGGGGTCAGCAGTCGGTGAAACACCAAACATGCCAACCACTTCACCATCAGTGGCTATAATGCTGTGAGCCTCGTCAGACGCCTGTACAGACAAAAGCAAAGCATCTAGGGCAGTTACACCACTAGAGTCTTTAACTTCCTGTACGTCGATCTGACGAAGCCTAGGAGCGAGATCATACGCATCATCCAGAGTGGCTGGACGATAGTATGGTTTCATAGTCGTTGAGACCTCATTACGAAGTAGCCTTCCCACTCTGCGCTTTGGAAAGCAGCAGGTAAGTGACTATCCGTTCTAATTTCTATTTCTACTTCATTGGATTTCGCCAACACGGGGAACTTATAGATACCTGTTTCGATAGCTACACTGCCTAAGATGTTAGCCAATGCACCGATAATGCGGCCATTGAACTTGTTAACACTCTCATCACGAGCCTTAGGTCGTACTACTACCTCGAATGATCCTGTATCGTTGTACACCAGAGACATGTTACGCAATTGTAAACGCCCTGTTGTCATAGGTTCATTGTTATTCTTCATCACCTGCTCGGAGAACACGTAACGGAAGTCATAAGGGTAGCCTACGAACATAGTACCGCCACTTTCAACATAAGCGTTAGCTTGGAATATATCCAACACAAAGCCCTTATCGCTGATTAGCAGTGGTTCCTCATAAGGTCTGGCTACACTATCTTGCAGGGGTCTATCTGAGTTCCAGATTTGTCGCCTGTCTAAGCAGATACCATGAGATTTCTCAGTGTATTCGATAGCCTCATCCGTAGAAAGGTTGATACGCTCAAGGTGAACTACAGGGTTGCCGGGTGTGTCATAGCTCATAAGGATATCGATGTCTGACTTGTTGAAGCTTATGTTTAATACTTCACTGTCAAACGTCCATTTGGACCAGCTTGATTGTAGCTTATCTGTTCCTTGCCAGTAGTAACTGTACACGAATATCGACTTACGGTCCTCAGTAGATAAACAAAGGAGCATGTCCTCGTTAGAAGATGCCTCCATTTTACGTATCTCACCGGGGATATACTCAGGGACGTGTGCTGTAATGTCAGCAGCATCATCAACTTCTGCATCAATATCAACAAAGTATTCTCGCAGCCCAGACCACTTGGCCCGGTTAGTAGCAAAGAATACATAGCGACCTGCACCTACAGGCTTGGCTTTCAATGAAGCCTCGAACTGTGTTGTAACGTCTAACGCTACAGTCTCAGGTGTAAGCAAGTCATCGGCTGTCAGACGGAACTGGGTCAAGTCTGAGAACAGCAGCAAGCTTTCGTTGAATGGTACAGCATGTTTAAGTATCGATACCTTGTTGTTTGATACGGCAGCATCAATCGGATCAGTGTCGAGCAGGGTAAGAGTGGTCCTTTTGAAGAAGTTAAACTCATCAAAGCGACCGGCCTCAGACAGAATGATGTTCTCATCAGCCAAGAAACCTAGGCGGTTACGGTGGAAGAAGATATCATTTAGGGGGAGACCTATGAAGCTAGGGAATGGATTGGTATCCTCGTCACCTACTTCTCGTTCTTTATATGTAGCTTCTTGGAACGTGAATGTTCCGTCAGCGTTACTCACTAACTGGTGAGGTAACGTGTCAGCTTTGATAGTAGTCTTACTGCCCGGTTTGATAGTTTCTTTCCATACCTGATCACCAGTAGATTGAGAGAGAAGACGTACATAGTAGTCGTCCTGCCCCTTGTCGTTGTCGCCAACAACACCAATCACATAATCTTCAGGACCATCTGGTGGTAGCTTCTTAAAATCTGCTGCCGTTTCCTTGAAAGCAAAGATGTTCTGATCACCTCGTGAGTCAGTAACTCCTACTTGGAAGTCCTGTCCATCAGTAGACTCAATGTGGATTACGTTGCCGTACATAGTGTACTGAATGCCCGGTATGACTACTGAGATCATTGTTGGAATTGGAAAAGAAGGTTCTCCCTGCCCTCCTCCTCCTTGATATGCAGACCCATAATACTGAGCTTCAGGAGTACGATTAAGTCTTAGGTTATCAGCAATACGGTCAGTCTGAATTGAGCGTTCTGCTTTGCGAGCAGTAGCATCATCAGGCTGTGTTGAACCCATTGTTTCGATTGTACGTGTATATACTTGACCACCCTTGGTAATCTTAAGAGTGAACTTAGTTGTGTAGTCGCCCTGCTTTACATACACCAAAGCCTCTGGGGGTCTGGTTGCAGTAACTGTAGGGTCTTCCTCTGTCACCACTGTCTTGTTCACAATGAATGTGTAGTCAGCAATGGTAGTAGCAGCTATTTGTTCTGCTGGGTTTGTTAAACCATCAAGGTAGTTACCGTTAATAGTAACAGTACGTTCAACTCCCTCTTGGTCAAATACTCTAATAGCATCATCTGTGACGATTAGAGTGTAATATTCATTCTCATCTCTACGCATGGTATGGATGAAAGCCTTATCTGCTCCCTGTACCAACCCTATATTTTTAACGAGTTCTGTACCGGGACGCTTTGAGAGACCATTAACAACAGAAGACACCGCATTCTCTTGTAACTCACCTTGAGTTTTCAATCTTAGAGACGGGGGCTGTTGAGTAACTCCGTTGATAAGGTTTGGTATTGACGCACTAATTAGAGCCATTATCTCAACCTCACTGTTCCTCGATCCATTACACGGTAGACTGAGTAGTTATCCATTATGTTAAAATCTTCAGTGTCAGACTCGAACTCTTTAAGCTCAAAGTAACATTGGGCTTCATCCTGCTGGTTAAAGCCATGCAAGGTATCAGAGCCGACGACACGATCTTGGAAGATTCTTGACGATTTGATAGCGATATATCGACGAGCTACTTCAGGCAGGTCTTCAAACTCTAGTTGTACTACTAGGTCAAGCTGCACGTCTCGGTCGATCTTGAATGTATGGTTCTTTTTGTCATACATCTTCTGCCCACGCTGCACTAAGTCCTTGCTATCAGGGCGCAAAGTAGCATCAGCACGTAGGGTATTGTTTGGGATTACGATCTCACCATCGAGTGTAGGTCCCATCTTGAAATTTTGCTCTCGGTTAAAGTTCCATCCTTCTGACTGGACAGCACGATTAATCGAGTTGAGTATTGTTTCTGCCATTTCCGCATCGACCAAGCCTGACGAAAGACTGTTTACTGGGCTTTCCCCAATGGTCGAGAGCATTATATTGACAGCTTCTAGCTTGGTTGTAGGGGTCATAATATTTCCTTGAAAACAAAAAAAGGGCCACCCGAAGGTGACCCCATAGATTTCTTACGCTCCAAGCAAAGCGATAGCTGATGCAGGACGTAGGACGTTGTGGCCCATAGCGTACTTAGCAACCATCAAAGTGCCTTGACGTTCGATCTGGTACTCAGACTCAACACCGAGATCGAGCAGCTTAACAGTAGCAGCAGCGTCTTCAGCGAAGATCAGACCTTTAACACCACTGTAGTCGCCTTTGTATGCGCCAGTGCGTGATAGAGGATCAGGAGTTCCACCAGTTACAGATTCATCAGTAGTTGGGATGTGGTTAGACATGAAGATGCTAACGCCACCAACCTGAGGAACTACACCACCAGATACAGAACCAGCTCCACCAACGTCTTTGTTCAACCAAGTGGCTGAAGTAACGTCAGTAGCGTTCAGTAGGGCGTAGTATTGACGTGGAGGAAGTACACACTTCTTCTCGCCAGTGATGTCTTTCTTATCGAACTCTTCAAGAGCGTCGTAGATAGAACGAACAATCTCTGCACCTACTTCTGAATCAGAAGCAGTAGAGCCAATTGTTACGTTGTTGGTGTAGACTTCATCGTCGAACGATCCACCGGGCAAAGAAGCTGCTTCGCCAGCGTTGTTGATCATTGCTGCTTTAGCAATAACTCGTGCGATGTTTTTGTCAGCAGTGTTTGCAAGAGCAAAACCGGCTTCTTTCGAGTAGATGCTGCGAACGTCATAGTGGTTCATAGCTTCGTCGATTGAGGCAATGAACTGGCTAGAGACCAACAGGTCATCTACAGTTACAGTGCGCTCACCGTGCTTGATCTTGTCTGCTTCGATCATCTCACCGGGAGTGTGGTACTTAGCAGAAGCAACGCCAGTCATTGGGAACTGAGCAGACTTACCGCCAGAGATAGTACGGGTGCGGTGCAGACCCATGAAGATGTTCTTCTCTTCAAAAGCGGTCAATACTTCGCCAGCGTACAGTTTTAAGAATAATTCACGATCACCGCCAGAAGCGTTGACCTGACCTAGACGACTAGGATTTTGATCAGGAAGTGCCATTATTTGTTTACCTTTTAGTAATGAATAGTTGAGCTTGTTTTGTGTGTTTACTCAGCATACCCATCACATCCTTTTCTCTTAGGTTGTCTTCCGCAGAAGGCCAAAGGTAATCATTCAGTAATAGTATTTTGCTTAGTAGATATAAAAAGACCTCCCCGAAGGGAGGCCAAAGAGACATAAACTTAGAACACGTTGGATCGCTTTAGCTTATCAGCTACAGCTTTCCGGTAAGCGGAGTCTGACTGATATCTAGGATCACGCATTGCTGCTGTTAATTCCGCAGCAGATTGATAAGACCCGCCTGAAGTGCCGCTTGTCTCGCCTTGTACGAGCTTGGGTTCGGTTCCAACTTCAGATCGATATCGAGCAGCTAGACCATTAACCGCAAAGTTTACAATGTTTATGTCACCTGACTCGACAGCCGTATTAAAGGCATTGATGTCAGATTGGGGTAAGTTATCACCGGCCCATTCGACCATCTGGTTATAACTATCTTCACCACCAACAGAGCCGAAGACCTGTTCGTGAATGTCGTTTGCAACAGCTTGTTGTCCTGCAATCCATGTATCAACCAATGATTTGGGGAAACCTGCTTTTTCTAATTGCTCATAAGAGCCTTCAGTAAGTCCACCTTGTTGGTCATACTCAGATTGTAGGGTGTTAAAGTCTACGCCAGCCTTGTCGAGTACGTCGGCTACCTCGGAAGCCTGTGCCGTTTCGGGGTCTGGTGTTTCTTCAACTGCTGTATCTGTTGCTTGTTCTTCTGGTTTCTGACCGGAGCTAAGTTTCTTTTCTAGTTCTCCGTAGGCTTTCGCCATGTCTTCCGCAGAAGTAAATTTCTCAGGGAGCCAGTCAGGTCGTTCCTGACCAGCTTGTTCCGACTGAGCCACTTTATCTAGCATAGCTTGATCGTGGGCTTTTTGCTCCTCAGTCGGAGCCGGTTCTTGAAATGTGTTCAAAGTTTCTGCCATGTCTATGTTTACTCTTGTGCTTGTTGAGCAGCACCACTCACAGCTTTGACAGCTTCAGGTGTGGCCTTAGATGCGATATCTCCCATCATTTGTTGGGCCATCATCTGCTGTTGCTGTTGTTGCATAGCGGCTTGTTCTTGCTGCTTCTGTTCAGGGGATTTAATTAAACCGTTAGTATCGATACCGAGTGATGCACCGAGACGATCAATGTAGTCGTCGATGTTCATCTCATTAGCGATAACCTCAGGGCCTAGTGGTTGCAGGTATTGCAAAAACTGAGCGAGTTTGTTGAGGTCTTGTCCACGGCCCAACGCCTCCATGCCTGTAACAATGGTAGGCTTTACGCTGTCTTTAGGCATCTTAGGCATTTTGCCTTCGCCTTCCAGACGGGCAAGGATCAAGTTAACCAGAGGCATCTGGAACTCTTGCGATAGGATAGAGTAAACTCCACCTAAAGCTGTCTCTAGTTCCTGCGCCATGTAACGAACTTCTTCAGCAGTTACACGTTCAGCATTACGCTGTACGCTGGAGTTGAGTAGGAATGCAAAAGACAAACGCTCAGTAATTGTTCGAGTTGTCTCTAGTGCTACTCGGAAGTCACCTGCTTTCTGTACCTGTAGAGTGGATACGTCATTGGCATCGCCAGTAACGATTGCACCATTAGGTGATTGAGCTAGGTTCTTGGCCTTTGTAGTGCCATTAGGACGCACAAGGAATAGGACCTTGGCAGACGCAGCACTACCTTCGACGATTGCTTGGGTAAGTGCTTCGAGAGATCGTAAGTCACCTATGTATTCTTCCACGAAACCACGGCCATAGTCCTCACCATCTACACGGCTAAACCGGAGAGGGATGAAGGGGCAGCGATCCTTAGGATAAGAGCCATAGGAGCTTGGTATTCTTATACCTTGGACTTCTTGATATACTTCCCACTTCTTACCTTTAAGGTGTACGCAGGTGTAGAGATCATAGTCCTTGGTGTTTCTATCTTCAGGGTCAGTCAGTAATGCACGTGTCTCTTCATCTAGCATTAGTGGAGATACTGACTCCTTTGTTATCATTTCTAGTACGTTACCCATTGCGTCACGTTTAACTACGTAACGGTCTAGGCGGTACACTTTCATGCCATCTTTCTTGGGCATGTAAACGAGAGCGTTACCTGCTACGACAAGTTGCTTCAGTGCTTCAAACACTGGAACACGAACAGCCGAGCCTTCTATTTCAGAAAGACCAGCCCGTTCGATACGTCCTAATGCTTCTTCAACAGCACCACGTGCATCTTTACCAGCGACCTGTGCTAGGTCGTAGTCATCGATAACCAGTCGGAAGAAGGGACTATTAGGAGGCAAGAGTGTGAGCAATAACTTGGAGGCTAAGTTGTTAACGCCTCGGCTACCTACTGACTGATAAGGAGTATCATATTCGGTAGACCCTGAGTGACCATCGGGTGGTACTAGGGTGGGGATAGTTAGTATTGCTGCTTCTCTTGCTCGTCGCAGGAAGGCATCTCGTGCAGCTTCTAGCTGTGCATAGCGACCTGCTACGCTTCCGTTGCCTTCTTCAATCATATTACACCATTGGGATGTTTAAGCCTGACTTGATACCTAAGGGATTTAGGCCAGCCATTTGACTTGATTTTTGTCTTGAACGTAAGTTTTGCTTTGCCTCACGTTGTGATTTCTTTATTGAAAGTATTCGCTTCTTGTCATTAAACGTCTGGACTGCTGTAGGAGCAGCCTCTTCTGTCGGCACTACAGGAGCAGGTTCTTCTACTTCTCCGTCAACTCTGGGAGCTTCGTTCGCTTCGACGAACTGTGGCTCATCCATAAGTGTAGGTATTTGCAGGTCTTTCAGGAAATTAATGAAACCTTGGAATGAACTTTCATTGGAACTTTTTTGCTGTTCCATTAACCGTTAGGAATGTTTAGCCCTGCACCAGTGCCGGGTACATTCGCTGAATCGGTTCGAGCAATACGTAGTGAACGCTTGCCACGTCTTTTCTTCTTGGCAATCTCAGAATTTTTCTCTTCTTCATAAGCCGACGATGCGAACTCAGGAGTCTGAGAAGTTACTGGTGCTGATTGCGCTGGTGTTGATGCGGATGAACCGCCTCCTCCCATGCACATATTAATTCTCCTCTAAGGTCTCCTCGAACAATTGTTGCAGGTGGTAGATTATACTCTGCTGTCCTTGGAGATATGCGATTTGTTGTGGGGTTACCGGGTCCATTGGTAGAGTGTCAGGGAATGTTTCCTTAAGCTTCTCTATCAACGCCTCAGTAATACTATAGTTTATATTATGAATTACTTTCATATAGAACAACCTCGTGTTCGATAGTGGAACTTTAGAAAACTAGGGGTTTACCACCCCCAGTCACCTTCCATTCCATCCGCATTGTAGTCAGTTACAGTACCTTCAAAGAAGTTCTTGAAGCTGTCCCCGTTGAGTACCCAGTCCAGCCAAGGCAGTGGGTTCTCCATAGCTTTGGTCCAGTTAGGTTTAAGCCCAAGCTGGGTCAGTCTACGGTTAGCCACATACCTGATGTACTTCTTGACTTCCTCTTCAGTCAGTCCTTCGATACCGTCCATCTCAAAGGCAAGTTCAATAACCTTATCCTCAAGCTTCACTGCATCTCTAAACATCTGGTAGATACCAGCCTTGAAATCATCTGTTACAATACGAGGGTGTTCATTACAGAACTCACGGAACACTTTAACCATGCCTTCACAGTGCATAGTCTCGTCACGTACTGACCACTCTACGATCTCGCACATGCCCTTCATCTTACCAAAGCGTTGGTAGTTCAGCAGCATCACAAACGCAGAAAAGAGGGACATGCCCTCGTTAAGTACAGAACGAGCAATAGCAGAAGCTAGTCCCGTGTGGCTGTTCACATCGATATCACCCATGAACTCAATCTTCTCAGCCATCTCAGAGACTTCTAAGAATGCTGAATACTCTTCCTCAGGTAGACCTAAGGTGTCGTTGAGTAGGGCATAAGCTCGTTGGTGTACGAACTCCCGGTTAACAAACGAGGTAAGCATAGCTCGTATCTCGTTGTTCTTAAACTTCTGTAGGTAATACTCGATGTAGTTAGTACCTACTGCTACGTCTGATTGGGTAAACAGTCGGAGGATTTGAGTGATGTGGTTCTTCTCTTCCTTCGTCAGCTTCCCACTCTGCCATTGGGACACGTCATCCTGTAGCTTGGCTTCCCATTCACCCCAATGTATCTTCTCGTGGCTTACTGCTACGTCCACAGCCCACGGGTATTGAAAAGGTTTGTATACCTTAGATGCTTCAAGCAGACTCATGTGCAGTCTCCACGATGTACTTAGCTGTCTCCATAGCCGCAGGGGTATTCATACTACCACGACTCAAGATCAGCGCAGTCACGATAGAAACTAGGTCTGCTTTATTCATTGCATTGGTTGCTGCTTTCGGTGTTGGGGTTTTCTTTTGTGTTGTCTTTTTTGCTTCGGTCATTATTTTTTTCTCCAAAAATTCTATCCCACCCACTTGCGTAGGCTTCGTTATCAGCACCGGCTCTACGGTCAGAACCCTTGCCTCCGTTTTTTACTGTTCTAAAATTACCTGCCATACGTGATGACCTCCCATGCTATGGGAAACTCAGGAGCAATGGCCTCAGAGAGCTTGGTTGCAAACTCCTGTGCCTCGGCTTGTGAACCGTTACCTGCCCGTAAGTTATACACATGTGCAAATGATAGTAGGTTGCCGGACCAAATGAAGTTAACCATCATCGACTGAGGGAGAACCATACGAGCCATCTCTGGCGCAATGCCATTCTTGAGCATAGCCTCATACAGACCATCAGCCTGTACGATGTACTCCATGTACTCATGGGTCCACTCGTCACTTAAGGGATGCTTACCTTCACTTCCTTGTTTGATCCCACCCTCAGGTCGAGACCGCCACTCGTCGGGACAGTAAAACTCAGGTGGGTTATCAATGTATCGTCTACTTTCCTCGTTCCACGATAGGCCAGCTTGATGCTTTCCAAGTTGCCTAGCAAGGAAGACAGGCACACTACAGCGAAGAGATATAAAATTATGACGGAAGGGAGTATCATGCTTGTGTTCATATAAGTATCTGATGAGCTTTTCGTCACCTTCACCTATCTCCTTTACTTCTTTAGCGAAACTTACTCTCGCTGAATTGACAATACTGAGGTCACCCCCAGCACTGTCGATTAGTTCCACGTGGATCATGGCATCTCCTAATGTTTGCTTACTTTGCTTCCTGCAAGCATGGCATCTAGCGCAGCTTGGTAGCCGATAGATAAACCTTGGTTCAGGTCTATGATTGCTTGCAGGTCTTCTATGTCTGGTAGTTGTGAGAGGTAACCTTTTAGTAACTCCTCACACTCATCGAGGTATGCGTGTACATCCTCAGGTTCTACTTTGTGTTCTTCTGTAAAATTATCCATGACAACTTAAGCACTCGTCTGCGTCTTGGAGAGCGACACGCTGCACGTCCACACTGATCTTATCAGCAGATGCACCAGCAGAAGTACGTAGATAGTACAGGCCCTTAAGCTTCTTTCTCCAAGCTCTTAGGTGTACGGCATTGACGTAGTTCTTAGGTGTACCGGCAGGGAAGAACAGGTTGACTGACTGACCTTGGCACACGTATGGCTGTCGGTCTGCGGCATGATCCACTACCCATTGTTGATCTAGTTCAAAGGCAGTCTTAAAGACTTCCTTCACGTCTTCAGGGATGTCCAGTTGTTGTACTGATCCCTCACCTTGGATGATGCTCTTCCATATTTCAGGAGTGTTCATTCCTAATTTATCAAGTTCTTTCTCAAGGTATTTATTCTTTACAAGGTGCGCCCCAGCACGGGTACGGTGTGTGAATGCGTTCGATTTTAAAGGCTCAATTGAAGCACTGCACCCACATATAATGCTGGAGTTAGCGTTAGGAGCGATAGCAATAAGATGTGCGTTACGCTTACCGCTGCCTTGTAAGTCTTTCGGTTCGCCACGTTCTTGGGCCAACTTCTTGCTCTCACTTACAGCCTCCGTTTGGATGTGATTAAACATTTGCATATTGTACACCTTGCCCATCACGCCTTCCCAAGGGATGTTCTTGCTCTGCAAGTACCCGTGGAAGCCCATCGCTCCTAGTCCCAAGCTACGCTCTCGCTCTGCTGAGTATTTAGCTTTGGATAATTCGTCGGGAGCATGGTTGATGAAGAAGGTCAGCACATTATCAAGGAACCTAATCAGGTCCTTAACCATTGGCGTATCCTTCCACTCGTCATACTTCTCTAGGTTGACAGACGACAAGCAGCACACGGCTGTCCTGTCTTCAGACGTGGGCAGGTGGATTTCGTTGCAGAGGTTTGAGCCGTGGATTCTAAGTCCAAGCTTGCTCTGCATGGGATTGAGTTGTCTGTTAGCCTCATCGATAAAGTTAAGGTAAGGGCTTCCAGTTCTGAAGCGAGCTTCGATAACTCGTTGCCATAACTCACGAGCTTTGATTGTTTCTCTAACATCTCCTGTGTGAGGGTCAGTAAGTTTCCAGTCATCGCCATTTTCTACAGCCTCCATAAACTCGTCAGTGATATTCACTGCGTTAAATAGGTTGAAACATTTACGGTTGATGTCACCACCAGTAGGAACCTTGAAGTTTATAAACTCAATAATGTCCGGGTGGCTGATATCTAAGTAAGCAGCATAGCTACCCTTACGTGTCTTGCCCTGTTTATAGGCAGTCATCTGACTATCGACTACTTTCATAAATGGGATAGGACCGGGTGACTTATCACTGATCCCTCGCACGTCAGCCCAGTGTCCTCCTACTCCACCACCCTTTACGGATAGCCAACTGACTTCACTGTTATGATCGATAAGAGAGTCAAGGTTGTCGCCAACGTAAGATAGGAAGCAAGAGATAGGTAGACCTCTCGGCTTCTCTCCTCGTGGGGGAGCGTTACTAAGTACAGGAGATGAATACATAAACCAGCGATTACTAGCGTAGTTATAGATACGTTGTGCAAACTCATCGTCGCCTCCACTATATGCTAAAGCTGCACGAGCGAGGGCATCTTGTGGGTCCTCGTCAGGCAGACAGTAGTATTCTTTAAGCAGTGTAAGTGCTTGCTCTGTGAATGTTTCGTTTCTGGAGTAGTCAACATTAATCATTGCACTCCATCCTTTACAAAGACACCATCGACCATCTTACCTTTACGGTCTTTGATATCTTCCCAAGCTTGTTCAACACACTCTTGCATGGTTAGGTTCCACGCTGCTGTTTGCATCACCAAGGTTACGAAGATATCTCCGATAGCATCTTTAATTTCGTGGTGGTTCTGGCTGACTATGCCTTGTGCTAATTCACCTGCTTCTTCCATAGTCTTGTTGAACTGTGCAACGGGGTCTACGTTGGGGAGGATACCACGGTCCTTACCCCACTCTAATATATTATCTTCAAGTTGTTCTAAGTTCATCACCAGTTAGTTCCTTTAGTTTGTTCTAAGAGTTCAATCATTTTGTCCAAGTACCAACGGGCTTTCTTGGCATCCTCGATGGGCTTGCCTTTGCCCCATAACCGGGAGCCAGTGTACTTGAGTACATTGCCGTGGCAGTATTGGATTGCGTCATACTCACCCATCACATCAATGATGTACTCGATGGTCTCGATGCGTCCTGAGTTGTAGTGAGCAGGAGAGTTTACGTTGCACGTTTCCTCTGGCTTGCTCTTCTCTACTGCTGGATGTTCCTGCCGCAGTCTATCCCAATCAGCAGGAGTGGCACTGTCTATGCTACTCGGACTGATACGATTATTTTCATTTGATCCTACCATACATGCCTCTCTAATTAGGTTGCCACAGGATTGGTTGGTTGGTGTCATAGTCGTATTCCCCTGTGCGTAGGATACGAGCTAGGTGTGCGTTCTCTAAGGCGACTGCTGTGTTGAGACCTGCTCTCTGGTAAGCTTCAACTACTGCACCCCACATGTCCTCTTGACCCAGCAGTATTTTCTCTGCTGTCTTGGGGCCTACCTTGGGACAGCCGGGGTAGTTATCTACCATGTCTCCCATCAGTGTCTGCTTGAAGAAGTTGTAGTCAGCCTCTTCGACTGAGTTCTCTTTGACTACTCCATCAATGACCATCAGTCCCGGTACAGTCAGCAAGTCCTTATCAGTGGACCAGATCACATACTCAGGGCCAGCCGAAGCATACATACCGAGGACATCATCAGCCTCTAGGTTAGGCAGGGTACGTCCATCAAACTCCGAGGCTAAATAATCTTTAGCGTAGCGGAGAAGCATGGGCCTACGAATGTCCTTACGGTTTTCCTTGTAGTAAGGAGCCACCTCTTTTCTGAAGTTCTTCGTATCGGAGATAGCTGCTGCTACCTGCTTGATGCCTGTCTGTTCCTGTAGATTAGCTATGAAGTTATTGATGCGCTGCTCTACGTCACTCTCGAAAGCGTGAAGTGTCCAACAGTCCTCATCCCATCTGATAGGAGTCTCGGCTGCTGATGCACATTGATATGCAATGATGTCTGCGTCTAACACTAAGGTCTTAGTATTCGTCATCCTGCTCCTCCTCTTGTTGTTGGTTTTTAAAAACTATGATCCCTTCCTTAACCTCAAGCCAAGTAAGGTACGTCTCCACAAGCAGCTTGATTGCAAAGGCTATACTCACTAGCAGGAAGCTAGATAGGAGGATCACTTGAAATATAAATGTCATGTCCATTCGTTACACTCGTGTAATTGTTTCATAAGTTTTGTTACTTGAGTGCGTGTCAGTCGGAACCATTCACCCCTACGTTCTGTAGCTTCTGTTTCAAATAACTCGTGAGCCTTAAGCTCTAGCTTCCTACGGTTACCTGTCTCTACTGAGGTGAGTAATTCATAGCTTCGGTAGGGGCAGGATGTTTGGTAGCTGCTCAGTCTATCTTGTGCATCTACTGCCATTCCTATCTTGAACCAGTTAGGCCAAGCCGGATTGTAGATAGCGTAGACCTCACCACCATCCATCGTATCTAGTCGCTTGTGACTGTGTGCATCATCCCAGTTCTTATAACGTCCGGGCTTATGCAGTGGATGCTGCTTGCTTACATACTCTTTACCAACCCACATACGTTCACTGTTGTTTAGATCGTGTGTGGCTTTGGTGTCCTTGTAGTAGCGAGGGCGTCCTGTTGCTGGGTTAATGTGTGTCTGCCCAATTAGCTCCAACTGAATAGTCGGAATCGAGTGGACATCTAAAGTTGTAGTATCGTTCTGTGTCGAACATTGCTTTCTTGACAAGTTCACCGACAGTCTCCTCTAATCCATTACGTACTTGAATCTGCACCTCGTCATGTACAAACGCCACTATCGCAACATCTTCCTCAGTGTAACCGTTAAGCTCAAATGCTTTAACGATCTCTAAGTACCAACGCTTACAGATGATGGCCCCTGCTGACTGGAGCAGTGTGTTAAGGGCAGCGTGTGCATGTCTAACTGGAATGCGTCTGCCATCTAAGCCTTTGATCCAGCCACGTTCTGCTGCCTTGTTGACTGCATCTCGTAGCTTCTTGAGAGCCGGTGTCTTATCAAGAAATTTCTTCTTAATACGTTTACCTTCTTTGGCTCCCTTACCTATGATAGCTCCGACCTTTGCGTCACCTGCCCCATATAAATATCCGTAGATAAATGTCTTGGCTTGGCTACGTTCAGCTAGACCGGCTGCTAATTGGTTGGCGGTGTGGATATCGCCTTCTAAGATTTCTCTTCCATACGCTCCTGAATCGTAGTTAGCCATGTAGTGAGCCAGACACCGAAGCTCCAGCCCAGAAGCATCAGCCCCAAGGAGATGATAATCACGAGGCACTGTAAAAAGCGAACGGCATGTCTTACCATAAGGCGCAGAGATCGAAGGCACTTGTGCCACGTTCGGGTTAGAGTGGGTGCATCGAGATGTGACCGCACCCATGTGGTTAACTCTTCCATGTAATTTTTCATTTCGTTGTACCTTCAGCCACGCTTGTTTACCGGTGGCTAGTTGTCCTAGTCGTTTGTTTAACATTAGATATTCAGACAGAAGCGCAGCCTCTGGCATTTCAATGCTTTCGAGTACCTTCTCATCTACCTTCGGCTCCCCACTGGGGGTATGGTCCTCAGGTTTCCAGCCTCTCTTCATCAAGCGATCAGCAATCTGCATACGGGAAGCAGGGTTGAATGGGATAACTTTAGTCTTAGTCTTTAGCTCTACTATGGTTGGCTCAAAGGTTGACTGTAGTTGGTCCTCAATGTCCTGCTTGCGCTGGGCTAGTTCACTGAACAAACTCTCTGCTGCTTTAACATCGAACACAAAGCCACGTTGTTCTTGCTTGAACATCTCATCAGCTATCTTGTGTTCCATATCCAAAGCATCAGCCGAGAAGTTCTTAGCTTCGATGCGTTCGAGTAAGGTCTGGGTTACTTGAGTATCTTGCACACAGTAGTCCAGCATCTCTTGTGAGAAGGTATCCCACACATCAACACTACCATCATTGAAGTCTCCCTTGTGATCACCGAGCCTGTAGCCCCACGCCTTGAGCGAGTGTGATCCCCAGAGTTTGGATGGTAATCTTTTTGACTTCTTGTCTAGCTCCATAAGGTTTGGCCAGACTGTCCTTGAACAGACCAAGGTGTCGAGAACGTCACCCTCATACTGCCAGCCCCATAGTTTAAGTAGGACTGGTAAGTCGTAAGCAATTAGGTTGTGACCGATAAGCTGGTCAGCGTTCTCCATTACAGGTCTACACATCTTCAGGGTATCCCCATGAAATGTGAGTACCTCTTGGGTATCCACGTCACGTAGTACAATACAGTGTATCTTTGTGACATCATCTAAGAGATTGTCAGTCTCAATATCTAATACGTATCTTGTCATGCTCTGTCTCCGCAGTAGCTAGTAAGAAGAAGCAAGCTCCTCCTCACGGATTATCAAAAATTGTTCGTATGAGGGCCAAGCCCCTAGGTCTATTCCGTCCTCACTTTCGAGGTCATACATGAGGAATAGGTACTCAATGTATTCCTTCCGCATTCCATCAATGGGTCCATCTGCTATGTTCAAAACTCTATCTCCTCATTCTCTTCATCGAAGATTGTTTCCGTCATGCGCCCTGTCTCTTTGCTGTACTCAAGGTGACAAGCTATGCCTGTCTCCCCGGTCCACCTGTTCTTCAGGATGCGAACGGTTGTTAGGTTGGGGTTGTCTTTGTCTTGCTGGTTTCGTTCGAGGCCAATGACCTCATCACTAAGCTGGGCTATTGCTGCCGACCCACGTAGCTGTGCTAGTGTAGTCGTTGCTCCTTCCTCGTGACCCTTGTCACCAGAGGGACGCTTCAAGTGTGAGACAAGTATTAGTCCACACTGTAACTCCTCCGTCAGTGTACGTAATTTAGTCATAGTGTTATCGATAAGACGACGCTCATCTCCATCACCCATGCCACTAACCACGATACTCAAGTGATCAAGTACAATGTAGGAACAGCCGCAGCCTCGGACCAGATACCTGATCTTAGCTAGAAGGTTTTCACTATCGGTTGAACCCCAGTGGTCATACAAGAATACCTTACCATTACCTACAGTAGCATCGAAGGCGGTGCGTAGCTGCTCCTCACTGACATCATCAGACCCTAAGTGTAAGGGCTTGTTGAGTTCTATAGCCATGAGGCCGAGGGCTGTACGCTTAACGCTTTCTTCTAGTGCTATGTAACCAATGGATTCACCTTGCTTGATTAGGCTGTAGGCAAACTCACGTGCTAGCTGTGACTTACCTATGCCTGACCCGGCAGTGACAGTTACTATCTCACCCTTACGAATACCTTGGGTCTTCTCATTCAACCCAGCGTAAGGATAAGCAGCAGCTTCAACATCATCAGTAGTGGATACGATATCCCACAAGTCGTTACCGGATAAGATACCATCTGGTCTATGGACCTTGGCTTCCCACATACAGTCAACCAGTTCTTTGACACGTCCTGCTTGGAGCATGTCACTGGCATCCTTTAGTGGGAGCTTTGCTATCTTAGCTTTACCCGGTGTGAACAGTAGGCTGCATTCCTCTGCTGCCTTACGTCCCGGCTCGTCTTGATCCATCATCAACACAATGGTTTCAAACTTCTCAAGCCACTCGATATTGTTGGCTAGGTTTTTCTTTGCACCTGCTGCACCATTCACAACAGAGACCACTGGCCATTTGTTCTGAAGGGCTTGGCTCATGGAGAGAGCATCGAGTTCGCCTTCGACGATTACGATCTGCTTACCTCCATCACGCCACAAGTGCTGGCCGAATAACCCGGCTGACTTAGTGTCACCCTTGAAGATGAACTCCTTGTTAGGGAAGCGTATCTTCTGGGCTACTGTCTTACCGTTGGTGTTCTTGTAGTTAGCTACCTGTACGGATTGTCCGTTGAACTCACCTACTTGGTAGCTCCACTTCTTACAGGTGTCTGCTGTGAGCTTACGTTTGGGCAAGGCTCTGGGTTCCCCTAGTACGGGGGTAAAGTCTGACTTGATAGCCTGATCAAACATTGGTTGCTCTCCTTCAGCAGCGGTGTAAGTGTGGCACGAGAAACAGAAGTGATGACCGTCAGTGTACAAAGCGTTGGCATCCGATGACCCACAATGGGGGCAAGCCTCTTTGCATATTAACTCACTGTCATCATTCATCCTCTTCCCATACTCCTCGCTCGATAAGTTCGTTCTCTAGCTCAACGCATGTGTTGTCCAAGAGATGGTAGAGTTCCTCGACCCTAGCGTCGGAACTATAGTTCAAAATTTTTAGCAAAATTTCAGACAGGTTTATCTCTGTCGTTGTTGTGATTGTACCTTCAACGGTTGCTCTCATTGATCCACTCCTCTGGGATTTGTTCTCCTTCAGCCCAAACAAAGTCATAACGATTAGCCCACTCAGCACATGTCATCTTGCTGCCGTCCTTCCTTTTCTTCGCCCCGTGTACGGGACTGCTTGCTCGTTGGAACAGGAAGCGGATATCAAGATGGGGATGCTGTGCTTTGACGGCTTTCATTTTGCGCTGTGCGTCTTGGCGAAAGAAACCTTTTAGTTCTATGTATATGTCACCGACCAGTAGGTCAGGATAATACTGACGTTCTACTGTGTATGGGAGATTGTGGGGTTCGTACTGATACGAGACCCCAGCTTTCTCTAACTTGCCGATGACACGCTCCTCAAAAGTCCCCTTCAGCTTCGCCATCTGAAGCCTCACTATCGAAAGGGATGTCATCTTGACGGTTATCTTTAGCTACTGCCTCAGATACAAACCCGTCTTCCTCATCGAACATGCTGGAACCACCACCATATTCTACAAGATCAATGACCTGTACGCCTTTCATTCGGAGGGAGACACCTACTGTCTTGGTGCTTGCCATCATGTATGGGATAGGCTCGTAAGCTACCTTGATGACTGACCCGTTACCGATGGCGGTGTCGCTATCCATTGGTGTACGTTTAGCGTCAACCACTACTGGCTTCTGCTCATAGGTAGAACCATCACGTGTCTGCACTTTAGCTTTGAGCTTAAGCTTGAACTCGATGTTCCCGGTTGGGTTACCGTTCTGATCATACTCATCTTCATACGGTGGTTTTGTGGACAGGGTAGCCTTTAGCTTTGGCTTGGCCTTGACCTCTTCAGCGAACCGCTGTTCAACAATGCTGTCGAGATACTCACAAACTTCTTGTGCTTCTGCTTCAGGGATAAGCAAGTTCACGGAGAAGATTCCGTTGCTATCGAACTTTGTATCAGGCTCAAATACCTTTGCCCAAAGTGCTTTACCCTTCATAATTTTTGCTGGTTTTGCCATGTTAACTCCAAGTTAATTTAAGTTTGTAACAGTTACTACAGTGTAACTCTTACGGTTGGGGCGATAGTGGAACTTTAGGAGAAGAAGTAATTACTCTCTAATACCCTTGCTAAATCCAAGTCCCGTTTAGCTGGCACGTCTGGTAAATCCGCAGTGCCTATCTGTTTAGCAGCATGATCATACAACTCCTGTAACACGTCATGCTCCTCATACATGTCAACGAAACACTCCCTCAAAACATTGCCCAGTCTGTTCATGTTGGGGCTGTGTGTTCCGTAACTGTCATGCACCATTGCGAAGTCAGTGATCCCTTGGTCCAGACATTTGTTCACTGTCAGGGTAAGGGCCGCAGCATCCAGTGAGTGGATGAAGTTAGGTGATGCACCTGATGCTGTCTTTGACTTGTTGATAGTGCCGTCCTTCTGGTGCTGGTAAGCCAGCTTGATGATGCTGCCATCAATGAAGGTCTTGATCCTACGTAGCTCCAACTCTGGGTAAGCTTGTCGGACTAGCAGGTTAGTAGGTGTTATCCATTCCATAGGTAGCTGGTGCTTGGCGTAGGCTCTGCCCGTATCCTTGATGAAGCTCATCACCTCACGTGCTGCTGTGATTACAGTACCAATAGCAGCCCACACATGACCGGCTAGGTACAGCGAAGGTGTGAAGTAATCATCACCCCAAGGTGACGCTGCTCCCTTGGCTACCTTCTCTTCGATAGCCTCCTCGATGTAGGACCGGCAAGCATGTTGCGTACCTGAGTAAGGCACGATCATCACGCTACGCTTTGTCATCTTACGATCAATGCCAAACTCTAAGCACTGCTTTGCCATGACACTACCGGCTCTCGCTTCCTGTTCGATCAGCCGCTTGGCTTCGTTCGCTACGTCCGTGTAGATGTCCTTAGGTAGATCACTAGGTGTGAGGTTAACTGCTGCACCCCCACGCTCATCCCTTAAGATTGCGCTTAAGTGTTGCAAGCCGTTGCATGTTCCGTCTGCTGCACAGGGTTGCCGTGTAATAAATCCAACGCCATGACGCAGCCACCCGTACCACTCGAAGACCCACGCTAAGAATTGAAAGGGTTTGTCTGCCTCGGTCCACCAGAGAAAGTCTAGTGGGTTCTCCGCAGTACGCACAATATTCTCCTCGTTCGCATAGGCCCAACGCACACGTTCCTTCAACGAAATCTTGTCCTCTCCGAATGTATTTGCTCCGTGTATTGCTAACCATTCTGCTTCCTCCTCGCTCTTGATTTCCATACCATTGGCAAACTCGATGGTTGCCTTACCCCAGTCAGCCACCTGTGGTGACATGAAAGATTCCACCGGGTACTTGCGACCCCGGAAGTCTAGCTGCCATACGAACCAGAACTTCTCGTGCTGCTGGTAGTCCTCGGCTAGTTGGATAGTGCGCTCCACTTGGATGCGCTTGGACATAGACTTGGCGTTGAATTGGTAGATACTGTTGCGTCTCTTGCGCCAGTTCTTAAACTGCTCACGCTCAAACTCTGACAGGTCAGCCGGTTCCTTATCGAAAGGGTAAGGTGGTAGGGCCAAGTCATTACGTGGTGGTAAGCCAGCCCACTCCTCGCCACTATCCCACACTGTACGTAGTACCTCGATCACCTTATCGTTAGTCTTCCAAGGTGTACGTTGCAGCGCATTGATACACTTCAACTCGGTACTAAGATCACGCCCGTCAAGATCGATTAGATATTGTCTGCTGCTCTTTCTCATTAGTGCGCCCTCACAAGTGGTAGTCGGTTGATAACTTCAGAGTAGTAGCCTCCACCCCACACCCCATCCCAATCACGGGGAGGTATGATGCACGGTGAGAACCGGGGACGCTTTGACATGTTCGAGTCATTGAACTTGCGTATCCATTCGAGCGTCTCTGGCGTAGCTATTACGAAGGTGGTGGTCTTGTTACGTGCCGTAGTCTGGCGACGTAGACCTATGATCCCGGTGGTTGTGATGATTACATCGACCATCCGTAGCCCCACGTGGATGCGCTCCTCGTTGGTCCATTCGGTATCCTCGAACCCATCCTTGTTCATCTTATTGGTGAGACCGTGGCGTTTGTTGCGTCGTCCTGATGCTGTCTTCTCGTTGGCCTGTCGGATGATGTTCTTTGCTACGTCCCCCTCTTCAGCCAGCCACTTACCAAGCCGGTCCTGATCCTCGATGTACATGCCCACACCACGTGCCACCTTCATCAGTGAGTAGCGTCGGCTGATACCGTCAATGACTGAGAGCAGGGCAAGGTATGCAACCTGATCCGGGTTCATTCCCTTTAATTTTTTTCGGGCAATATCTCTATTGGAAGTTGTGGTACTTTGTAGGTGAAGGATGCCCTCCGACACCGCACCTACTACGGATGCTACCAAGGCACGTCCGTGTGAAGTCTTACTCTCCAATCCCTTGTCTAGCATCTTTGCGTTCTGATGGTTGTACCTGCGTACTCCTTCCTGAACCATCTCATACTCAAGTTGTTTCTGATCTTCGATTGTCGGCATGTCTGTTATTGCCTCCTGTATGTCACGCTGTCACGTCACGTCTGTGACATGTACTGCAAAGTGTTACGTTAGTGTAAGGGTTGTGTTTAAGTGCAGGAAAGTGTGCTGATTGCCTATATTTTACTGCACTAAAGTGGTGGTTACGTCAGTGTAACAATCTACCGGGACCTTTTAAGACGGACGCTGGTAAATCTTTAGGTGTACACTGACGCTGGTTAGTAAATATATTTTATGTAATGATTTCAATGTGGTACTCCCACCCGGACTCGAACCGGGACGCCTTACGGCCACAGATTTTAAGTCTGTTATGTCTACCATTCCATCATGGGAGCCAACATTTGTCACACGCTTTGTCACTTCTTATCTCTCCAAGACACCTACAACTTCTTGCAGATGTTTGGGTGCTAAGTGTGCGTACCTCATGGTAGTCGTGATGGTCTTATGTCCCATCCATTCCTTAACATGAGGTAACGGAACACCACCTTGAACCAGTCGTGAACACGTCGTGTGTCGGAACGTATGCCAAACTACATCATCGAACGCAAGGTGATTCCGCACTCTTTCCCAAGTTGAACGAGTCCACTCTTTTGTAGTGTGTGGGAATAGGTCTTTGCTAAAAGTTTTCGCCCTAGTTTCAAGGACTTTCCTAGCCCTAGAAGTAAGAGGCACAAGACGAGGACTGCCATTCTTTGTTCTCCCTATGTACAGGCCCTCAGGGTTGAGGTCCCTTGCTTGAATGTTGCACATTTCTGAGTGTCGCATCCCGGTATCGATTGATACCACGGCTGCATCTAGTACATCGTGCTGTCCCCACTGATAGAGGGTATCGAGTATCTGTTTCTCTTCAGCATCAGTGAGCCAGCGTATACGATTCTGTCCTTCCTTCTGCCGGTGGAAGACTGGCATGTGCTTGAGCTTACCTAACTCATGCGAGTAGCGTAACGTCTTCGACAGTGCAGCTAATTTGCGGTTGATTGTACCATTGGCTAGGTTCTTACTCTTCATGTCCAAGATGTATTCATCAAGCCTGATGGTGGTGAAGTCATTGATAGGAAACTTGCTGCCGAACTCACGGATAAGCTGCTTCATGATATAGATCATCTTCTCTTCCGACTTACCACCACGCCAGTACATATTGTAACAGGCATCAAGTGCTTCTCCGAATGTTTGGTGGTTGTTACTAGACCCCTCTAATATAGGGACAGGCTTGCCATGTTTGATGGCTTGCTTTGCTAGTACCTCCCATGCCGTAGCATCTTCTTGAGTGGAGAAGTTACGACGGAACCGTTCACCGCTGACCATGAAGTCAACTTGGTACGACTCACCTCTCTTTTTTACTGGCATTTAAATCCTCCAATGTTTTGATGACACGCTTACCTTTAGGTGTAAGACGTATCAGTTTCTGAGACCGGAACTCCGGGTTCTCAATTGCTTCTACTAAATCGTGGCCGGCTTTATTATGTCTGCTCCACTTGGATAGTACCGCTATGTTACGGCTTGCGCTTGCGCTAGTCAGACCTAAGTGTTCGCCCACTTCTTTGACAGATGCCGGTGATCCACCGTTATCCATCCGTGCTATGTATATAAAAGCAAGCATCGTTTGCGCTTGCATCTCGGAGTCCAGCTTACGGAACTCCTCGATTGTGTTCGTTAGCTTTATTAAAGTTAGAGACAATTATAAGTATCCCTCCTATTTGGATGTATATGTCATCCTGTTTTTTATTTACCTCAAAGTATAGTTTTCTTTTAGTCGATACACAAGCGAAACTTCCTCCCCAGTGTACGGCTATGTCGTAGTTTAGTATTGTCACGATAGTTATTTCCTAAGTGTTAGTTTCAGATGCGTATGCATTGTGCGTTATAACATTCAAGATATCGTAGCTTTTTTGTAGCATTGGTCTTCCTCCTTGTCTCTTGGTGAT